TTTTCAGCAGTAGCTTTCTTCTCTTCTGTTTTAGGTGCTACTTTCTTTTTTTCTACTGGTCTAGGTTGTCTAGTTGGAGTAGATTCATTACCATAATCTATGTCTGCATCTGGAAGATTAGCATAAGTAAATCTTCCATCTTTACCTATATTAAAAGTAGTACCATCTCTAGTTGTAATAGATCCTCTGCTGTTTCTAGTTGCTGCATTAAAAGCTAGGTTAAGAGGGAAAGGTGCAGCAAGGCTTACTAATTTACCTATAGCTCCTCCACCATCAGGAGGTGAATATGTAGCTCCTGAGTTTTTTAATGTATTATTAATAGACATTATAGTTCTAGGACTCATCTCTTCTGCTTTACCAGCACTAAAGAAAGATGTAAATAAATTTATTACATCATCAGTTAATCCTCTTTCATTTAAATCATCTTTAGATGCATCTGAATCTACTAGATCTAAATCTCTATCTTCTTTTCTTGTAGCTGCATCATCTCTTATAAAATCACCTATACCATATTTATCCATAGCAGATTCTTCTAGTATACTTAGCAGTGTACCTCTAGCACCACCATGTCTATAACCTTTAGTATAATCGTCTGCGTTTATATCCCCCAAAAAATTCTTTCCATGAAAAGCAGATTCAAAGTTTCGTTTTTCTTGGTCTGACATACTGTTAAATTTTTGTTCAGCCTTATCTCTATCCCATATTTCATATAGTGTATTCATTAGCTTGGTTCCACTTCCAGTAGACATTTCATATAACCCACTAGGAATTGGTGTGCTAAGATAACCTTCAGTATCACGACCTGCTGCTGGTGTCCAAGAAGGAGGTGTAGTAGGAGGAGCAGTAACAGGTATTGATTGGCCTCTTCCAGTTAGTGCTGCTAATCCCGGATCTAGAGATGGATAAGGATCAAAATTACTATCAGATCCACCAACATCACCTAATTCATCATCTGAAGGATCTGAAGGACTCATATAGTTACCACCACCAGGATCTGTAAGACCACCTATATCTCTATAGATAGTAGAAAGACCACCACCTGATTTTTTATTATATGATGTTAGAGGATCATTAGGAAATCCTTTATAATCCTTTACAGTACTATCAAAAAAAACCTTATTAGCTTTATCTACTACCTCAGATACTTTATCATTAAGACTTAGTGAACCTCCAAACTGAGAAGCCTGTAAAGGATTCATCTTATCATTTAAAGTATTTATTAAAGTATTGTATTCTGGTCTACTTAAATCAGATAATTTTGTATCCTTATTTGCTTTATCTTGTGATAATCTAGTTACTGGATCTTCTACTCCACCACGTTGAGGAGTATTAGGAATCTGAGATCTTAAAGCAACCATAGCAGCATTAGAAACAGGAGGCATACCCGGCATTACGTTTCCTATATTAACTCTGTTTCTTACGTCTTGTCGATACTGTTGATTTTTTGCTTGCTTCTCTTGTGCTGCTTTTTGATTTTTTATTCGTTGGTCTATCATAAAACTATTTAAAAAGTTTAGAGGTATACCTGCTTCTCCCATTCCATCATTAGTTGGAGGAGGTGTTCCTTGTGGTGTAGTAACAGTAGGCATCCCTACTATATCACCAAACTCTGCTTCTGGAGGATCAGAAGCCATAGCTTCATCTATATCTTCTTGAGTATAAGTAGACATAAAATCCATATCACCACCATCTTGTCTATAGACAGTAGGAAGACCACCTATACTCATAGGTGAGTCAAATGCAGTATTAGCATTAGGATCAGCAAAAGCATTGCTTCTACGTCTAGACATATTTAAATAGGTATCATCAAGACCACCACCATATTGGCGTTCCTGAAATCCCATCATGTTATTTAGTTTTTGTTTACTATCTCTTTTATTCATATATAAATTATCAAGCCCTTGCGAGATTTGACCTCCCCTTCTTAAATCTATGTCTTCATCATAATAACCAGGATCTTCAGTTTGAGAAGGTGCGCTATCTGTACCAAAAGCTTCATCTTGCCAAAGTATTCCTGGTAAACCTCCCCCAAAATTTTCTTTAGATTCCATTAAGTTCTTATCCATACCTGTTCTTTGTAAAGTATCTAGAATAGGTGTACTCTTATGTCCTAATTTTTCTGCGTATCTAACAAATTCTACTGGACTCATGGATATTTTAGTATTAAATGCACCTGGATAAGGAACATCTCTAGACATATGAGGGTTTAAACCAGCGTTGGCCCTTTGCATATCAAAATACAATTCACCTTCTTTTCCTTCTCCAACAAGATGTGGACCTAGACCTAATCCTGCACCAAATAATCTATTGTCTTTAAAAGCATCTCCCATTGCTTTTTCTAATAAAGATAAGTTTGGATAATCTGAATAATCATAAGGATCTTTAATTCCTACTCTGCCTGTTTCAGGATCAACAGTAACAGTTGCTCCTCCTATTGTTGCTTCAGCATCTCTTATAGGATTTACACCTGAACCAAGAGTCTTCCATTCATTTCTAGTAGTTCCTAAATTATGAAACTCCATTTCCCCAGACATAGCTGCCTCTGTTATAGCTCCTTTAATAACATCTACTTCTGCTTTTGTTAAATCTTCTTCTGTTGTATCATCTAACTTTTTTCCTGTAGTTTCGTATAAAACTTTATTAGCTATACCTTTTGCATATTGTTTTAAATAATTAGGCAATGATCCACGAACAGCATCAACAATACCACCTGTATATTTATACTGAACTTGTTGTGTCTTAGCCATAGTTTCCCCGTTAATCATTTGCCATTATTATATCACAGTTTTTTTATATCGGCAAATTAAAACGTCCAGTAGGTCTTATTAGGCTGCTTTGGTTCATCTTCCCACTCAGGATCATCAGGGTGTTCCAGATGCCATGACTCCTTCATGTAGTGTACAGCCATTGTCATAGCATCTACCTGATCATCATGAGCAGCATTTGGAAATCGTATGAGTTCTTCTATGAGATCCTCTGACCACTTCTTATTAAAGGGTATCCACACTCGACCTGCTTCCATGATAGGGGATGCTGCGTAAACTCTGGATACTTTATCTCTATCTGGCATATATTCCATCACTGGTAGCCCTGCTCTACGCATATCCTGTATGAGTGACTGTCCACTAGCCTTCTTCTCCACCATGCATACGTCAGGTTTGTTCTCAGCATACAGTTTCTGTGCTAGTTTACGTAGTTCTGGGTACTCAAAGCGGCCTTTGACGTTGCCTAGAAGGATTAGGTTGGCAACATAGCTCTCATATCCAGAATCATCGTGATCATAGACATAAAAGATGCCCCATGTCTGGATGACACTGTAATCAGCCGTAGTTCTGGTGGAAAATGCGGTATCATAGGTCTGTATGACAAACTCACAGCTAGGTGGGTCTTCTTCAGTCCATTCTTTCAGCCATTTCTTCTTGATTAGACCTCCTTCTTCAGGAGTAGGGTCTTGCATATAGAGTGAGTTCCAGTATTTGCTACCATTACTGGCTTTAATCTCGTGTTCGTCTACCCTCAGTACTTCTTCTGGCTTCCATTCAGGGAAATAACTGCTACCTACAGGTAAATCCAGTAGTTCTGCTGACTCTTCATCCAGCCATGCAGGTATCTTAACCACATCCCAAGGGATAATGTCATAATCACCTGCATTTTCCTCTTGCTTGAGTAGCCAACCACAGAGATCATCGTAGTGATAACGAGTATTAATGATTAGGATGGAGCCATTAGGCATGATCCGTGTACGTAGACCAGCAGGATACCATTCTTTTACATATCGTCTACCTGCTTCTGAGTAGGAATCTTCTTCAGACATCACATCATCTAGGATTGCTACATGCGCTCCACGTCCCGCAATTTGAGATCTCACTCCAGCAGCATAATACATACCACCTTGGTTGGTTTTCCACTTACCTGCTGCTCTGACATCACTTCTTAGCTGTACACCTCTGAAGATTTTCTGAAATTCTTCTGTGCTAACAATGTCTCTGACTGATCTGCCGAAGTCAGAAGACAACTGATCA